CCGACTGCTTTCCTTCTCCCAGATTCTTCAGCCACTCAATAGATTCCTGGAACCTACTGTTATAAAGTGTCAGCAACTCGGTCTCACCTTTCATAAAGGTATACGCCTCCATCAAGCTGCCGTACAAAAGACACAATTCTGCATTTGTGCCGAGCCAGCTAGTTCCATCGGAGGAGGCCGTAATTGACTGAGGCCGGTAAAAATAGTGTAGCTCCATTGTGTAATTGGCATCTGGGGTGGGGGCCAAAATAAAGCTGTTCTCGTCCCAGCTACCATAATACTTTGGGGTCCCTGTAGTGGTGGGATCCGGCGTATAATCCTGAATAAACGTAGTGTGCTTATATTGAAGAAATTCGTTATCTGAACTATTTACTACACTTAAAGAAAATGGGGATAAGAAATCGGATGGTTTTGAGAGAAACTTTGTAGATTGTGTGGTCGATCCCGTGACATTTTTACGAAAATCATCTAACTGGCATTCTTTCAGAATGCGTTCTTCAGCATTCAGAATAAACCGGGTGGTCGATCCCGTGACATTTTTACGAAAATCATCTAACTGGCATTCTTTCAGAATGCGTTCTTCAGCATTCAGAATAAACCGGCTTAACTGACTTACGAAGGTACTTTCCGTATTCTCCGTGTAATCCTGTATGGCGGTCTTGAGGGTGGTAAAAGTAAAAGCCATGTCATGCGCTCACTGTTACGGGGCCTGCCGAAACACTTCCGCCGCCACCCCTGGTATTACCCATTGTCGCTGTTCCACTACCAGACGTGAACGAATAGCGGTCGGCATCTACTTTTGTAATGGAAAATCCACCGGAATCTCCAATAGCCGCAGCGGTAAACCCATCAAAGGCTTCCGGAGAACGAAACCGCACGGTATCCCCGGTGCTCCGCCCGTGACCGGGTTCTATCACAGTTATAACAGCCGATCCGCCGCTTCCAGAAAGAAAGGGGCTAAAGGGCAGCAGAACGGTAACTGCTGGTTCTGTTCTATCTGGACGTGGGTTGCGGAGGGCCTGGGGATCCGCAGTGGCTTTTGCGGGGATCAACTGCGGCTGCTTGCTTTCCCATTCATCTTTCCCCACCAGCATTCCAGTCCACTCTTTGCGCATGTCTCTAAGTTTATAAGCCACACCGGATCGATCCGAGATCCCAAGAGCATGTTTTTCAGAAGCGAAGCGCGCCATCACGAAACCGCGCTTAGAGAACTATAGGTGGGCACCAAAGTAAGATTCACCTTATCTCGATCTTCTTCGGCTGCCCGTAAGAACTCCTCTTCGTACAAAGCCTTCAAGAGCTGGACCCTCTCTGGTGCCCTCTTCAAGGCGAGATAGTAGGCTAGCCCTGCGGCTAGGCAGGGGTAAAACCTGAACGGTACTTCGACGGTGTTCACCGAGGCATCGGCATCGTCAATACGAACCAAGCGATCATAGATAAACTGATCTGTGCTGTTTTCGGGGGTAGGCCACACTTTGACCGTAGGGGTGATAAGGCGGTCTACGTAAAACTGGGTGGGACGCCCGGATGTGGATTTCGTGGCGATGTTCAGATAATCATCCCGACTAATTCTCGGCATTGCCACGTCTGAGCCACTTCTGCGTAAGACCCCGGAGAGAATATCGACCGTGGATTGAGTGTCCTCTAACGATGCCGTAGATGTAGTGGTTGTCGTGGCGGAGCTGGAGGACCCTGTTATAGTCTCGCCAGATGTGAAGGTCCCAGAAGGGACCGTTATTGTCATGGAGGTAGAGTCTGGCTTCGTTATAAGAGAAGCCGTGGCCGTGCTACTCCCCCCTGTGATTGTCTCCGCTATAGTAAAACTGTCGCTATCACTAACAGAAAGAGTGATGGTTCCTACAGGGTATTCTGCGATTCCATCAGCAACGGTCTGGGTAACCTGGTTGATGGTCCATCGATTAAGGCCCCGGTTGGCCCAATCCGCGAATAACAGGTTTAGAGATCTGCGGGCCGTTCTGGCGTCATATCCGGTGCGAAGCTCTAAGCCACAACGCTCGAAAGCTTCCTCTATATATTCCGCTACATTAAGTTCAAAGTCCTTAGACCCAGAGACCGCCATAATATTCGAAACCCTTCATGTTAGCCCCAAAGAGCGGCCCTTATGGCAATCCCCAACTGACCAAGAACCAGGAAACCTACGGCCCACAGAACCTTTTGAATACCTTCAACCGATTTCTGAAGATGGTACAGGTCGTTGTTTTTTAAGGTTTGCAGTTGCTGGACCAAAAGTTTGAGTTCTCCTCGGATCTCAATGATTTGAATCTCGTTCTTTCGATCCAGCCCCTCCATGAGCTACACCATCAGTACTCTTTTAAGCAGTAAAGAACTATCGAATAAGTATCCCCACTGCTATGACCCACAGTCGTAAACTTTATGTCGCCGGTCTTGCCGGAACTAGATACGTTAGGGATACCGCCGATATCGGAGTAGTCCAGCGTATCGGAGTAGTCAGCCGGAAGTTCTGCCGCGATAACATTGGTGGTGGCATCCCAAAGAACCTTGACGCCCATCCCAACATTCGTAAAGGAGATTTTCTGAAGACGAACTCCGGTGCACGCAGTACCTTCCGGTGATTCCGAAAGGGCCGACACATCTACTTTAGTAACTGCCGATTCACCCGTACTGTCGCTGGTATTGGTGCAGTAAATTACCGCTGTCCGAGGTCCGTCAACTACCGAGGTGGTGGTTACAGCATCGGCCATAGAAACCTCCTTTTAAAAGAAAAAGAGAGCTAACCCCAATTCCTCTATGCAATCTGCACATATTCAATAATAAAGGTGAACGAACCCGCTGTGGTAGCGTCTACTGTATTGGTGATATTGCAGTAAATCGTTCTTTCTGCGGAAGTATACTGCACGGAGGCGGGAGCCGTTGTTGTACTTTCAGTCTGTGTAACCAGAGAAGGCAACGTCACGTTGCCAACTACAACAGTCGTGCCACCATCCAAGATCTGATCCGTGACTGCCGCGACAATCTGTGCGCCAGAACTCGATGTTCCAACCTCGTAACCAATATCGCCCGATCCAATTATAGGAGCCGTAGCGCAAAAAATCTTGATATTGGTTATGATGGTATTGGCGGGTTGAGTAAACTCACCAATAGCAGGGCTGTCGCCAGCCGTGGTGTTTACTGTAACACCTGTCGCGTAACCAACGTGCTTGATGTACTTGTTGGTGAAAACACCCGTAGACGCCTGGGAAGAAGTTTCGGTAACAGCACCAGTTGTCGAGGCGATATTTATAACCTTGAAACCATTCTCTGAACGAACGGCTCCGTTGAAAGTTGTATTAGCCATTTGGCTACCTCCTTACAAAGGTTTTGCCCTAGAGTCTTCGTAAGCGTCTGCTGGGTCAGTCGCTAGGGCTAGATTATCCCAGAAAGGCGGGAGGAGGTTACCCTCCTCCCTTAGTTATGCCTATCGATCAGGCTCCTGGTGATCCGAAGATACCACGAGGATCAGACCAGCCAAACGCATAACGCTCGCGGGCCTTGTACCTCACGTTTCCGGTATCAAAGTCACCTTCCATTGAAGTCCGAACTGGAGTTCGATTGAAGCCCTTCAGTCCATTCGGAGCATCGGTGACGACAAACCATGCATCCGTATCAGTCAGGAAATGGTTAACGGCATACCCATCAGGAAGCATTCCCATGTTCCTTACGGCATTAACGTCGTTATCTGCCGTTCCCGGCCTTAGAGTGGACTCAAGAAGACGATCCACGGTGAACTGAAGTTCCTTTGGAACAATCATCTTCATACCGCGAACCGCAACTTTCAGACCTCGCTCATCAACGAAGCCCGCAACATCAATGAGGGCCTGCTCAAGGCTAGTCTCATTGAGATCCGCTGCGGTAGAAAGCTCGTTCCGGAAAGTACTGCCATTCGCCAGCGTATGAGCCGTGGAGCAAAGCTCCAGACCATCGCCGCCCGTATATGAGCTGTCAAAAGCATTATTAAGAACGGCAGCGCCCTTAACCTGCTTCGTCTGACTCATGCTACGTGCGAGGGCCTTTGTATAACGACCGGCAAGCCGATCATAAAGGTTATCCTCAACAGCCTCTTCCGTAATGGAGAACGCCAAAGCGATGGTCTCCATTGTATAGCGAGCCGTATATACTTCTTGGGCATCGTCGAAGGTTACCGCAGCACCCTCAGATTTGGTGGGTGCCGATCCAAACCCGGATAGCATCACCTCTTCTTCGAATGCACGATCTGAGCTTTCCATGGAGAAGATCTCTTCATACTCACGATCATAACGGTCGTACTCCAGACCGAATAGAGCGTGAAGCCCAGGCTCAAGTTGTTTTACTAGTTGTGCTCTACTAATAGCCATTTTTCAACACCCCTATACGCCAGTGGTTGAAACAGTACCAGCAGCAATAGCGCCGTTGGCACTATTGTAGTGGTTGTTCAACCGAACAAGGGCAGGGATACCGGCGGCTGTAAAGTCCTGATTGAGAGGATCTTCCTCCCAGCCAAGAATGCGCAGGTTTAGCGTATCCGTAGTTCCTATTGTGCCGATGTCCAATTTAGCAGAGGACATGCCCGTAGTAGTGCTTCCACTTGTTCCGGAATCAAAGGCTGTGTTAGCAAAGACAGCCGCTCGTGCTGTTGCCTTGCTGGTCCAGGTTGCATCCGTAGCAATGCTAAAGATCTGCATCGGGTCGTCCGCGACGAAAGCCCTTATGGGGTGATTGCTATCCGCACCCGATCCAGGCCAATAATTACTCCACGTGGGTTTCCCTGTGGTGCTTGCGACATAACGACAACCCATGAAAGCACCTAGCAAACCAACAGTACCACCAGCGGCTGCGCCTACGATGTCAATATACCCTGTAGATAGGGGAATGACCGGCGAACCAAAATAGATGACATTGCTGTTAGCATTGGCAATTTCATACTGCGTATATCCCGACACACCCGTGGAGTTGGAGTTTTGACCCATCTTCGCGACAGGTTTAAGCCCCCATGCTCCATTAGTATTTGCCATTTTTCGCTCCTTTGGCAAATGGGTTTAACAGTAAGCCCTAATTATCCGAAGATTTAGGACCTCCAAACGTAACGCGCGATTGGCGTTCAGGTTTCTGAATCGCCATCGAAGGATGCTGGTTCTCCTTGAAAAGATCGTTGTCAACTGCCTGCATAGCATCGGAACTTTGCTTCCGAAAATACTCTTGGCGCTCGCCAACAACCTCAACTGGGATACGTGCCAGCAATAAACCGCCTACGCCAAAAACACCTTCATACTTGCCACTGTCTATGGTGGGAGCTTCAAAGTCTGGGTACTCTTCTTTCCGAACTAATTCCCAGCCCTCTCTCATTCGGGCAGAAATATTCTTTCGGTCATCGAAGCCCCTAACTTCAGAGCGAATCCACCTGTGGACAAAGCCTTCAGGCGCAGCGGGTGCATCCAATAAGGATGGGGGGGTCCAAGGCTTCCTTCGCGGTGTGGCCGCTCGGGTCTTGGAAGCGCGAGGAGTTTTGTCAATTGCTTGTTCAACCATCATCAGCTCCTAGCGTTTGTATTTCGCGTACTCGTTAAGAGGAACCCCTAGCTTATCTGCTATTGCAACTTCGCTGGGGGATAATCTCACTGTTTTGCGCCCAGAAGAACTGGAGCGAGTGGCAGAGGCTACGGCCTGTTGGGGCCTTCGACTCTGTGGTGCGGGAGCAATTTCGCCAAACTTATGCGGAAATGCCTCCACTAGTCTTTTGTCAAGTTCATCGTAGTACTCTTTAGACTCAGTGTCAAAGGCCTCATCTTCTACAAGGGCCTTATGTATGCCAAAGGCGGCAAAAGTCATTGCCTCGTCTTCTCCGAACCAGGGGTTCTTGCTGGCCCAAGCCTCGGCTTTAGGGTCTGGCCTCACGGGAACTTGTTGCGCGACTTGGGCAGCCTGCGCAGCCTGTGCTGATTGCGCAGCGTATGCGGCTTGTTGCGGTGTCGCATACGACGCCCTTTGCTGAAGCTGAGCCGTTTTAACCCGCTCTTCTTCAATTGCCAACTGGGCGAGCTTCTTATTTAACTCGACCTGTGTTGCCGTATCGTTTGTTGCAATTGCCGTTTCAAGATCTTTTGCTAACGAGTTCGCTTGGGTGGCTACCCGGTCTCCATACTCGGCTACATAGCCCTGATCCAGGTTTTGTACCCTATTCTTCAGGGTTGCGTTTTCTGCCTGCACGGTTTTTGCGTAGTTTATAGCCGCATCTTGTTGCCGCTCGGCCTCTCGTGTCTTCTTCGTTAACTTATCTATTCGGCGCTGAACTTTTTTACTGTATTCCGTATGCTCCTCATCTTCGATAACAATTCCGGAATCTTGTCTGTCTGCGGCGGATGCGGAAGTATCAACACTAACTGCTACAGTCTCGCCGCTATCTGGTAGGTCTACTACCAACTCGTCTTGTTCAGGCATGGTATACTCCCATGTTAAATGTGCAGGATATCCTCTGGATCCTGTATGACGGCAATTACTTCATCGTCGTTCAGAACGCGGACTTCGCCGCCGTCAATTTTAAAGCGCGCTCCCGCATATCTACCGAAAATAACCCAGTCTTTCGCCTTGCACCACGGCTTCCAGCACTTCTCTGGTTCATTCGGGTAGCCGAACTTTGAACGATCTTTATAGGCCAGAGGGCCAACCTTCAGTACATAGCCACAAACAGTGGCAACGGATTCTCTCTCTACAACAGCATCGGGGAGGAAGATCCCCCCGCCTGTTTTCCCTTTGCCTCTGTAGGGAAGTATCAGCAGACGCCAGCCGGTAGGCTCTGGCAACCGCTCAAGAATATTTGAATCGACTTTGGCAGGATCCAGTACCTGCTCCTCTTTTGCCACATAAGCAACATTTAAGGAGACAGGATCGTTGGTTTTGGGAAGTTCCTGTTTGTTGGGCATTATTCCGCCTTATCTAGGATTTCTTTCAGCTCTCGGCTTATATAGTCCAAAGCTTCAACATTTCCAACCAGTTGTCTGTATTCTTCGAAGTTTTTCACAGTTCCAGCAGACATCATCTCAGAAATACGGTCCTTTCGCTCTTTCATGGACTTGAGCATGTGCTGCGCTAGTAGGATGCCATCCATAACTAAACGTTCCTGACCTTTCTAGGTGCTTACTCGCTAACCTTCTTGAATTTTTCAAATGTACGGAGGCCTCCAAGGCCTAGTAGGCCCATTAGAACCGGCATCATTTGGCCCATATCAAGCAATGGCAACGGCACAAGATGCCCTGTCTGCGCCAATATAAACGACAATACCGGCTGCACGATATAGGTCCAGGCTAGGGCACTTCCGCAAGACCACCCGATAAAGGGTCGCCATCCGGCGACAAAGATAGAACGATGGGCAGCCTCTTGCTTGGAAACTTCTAATTGTGCAAGATCAATTGTTGCCAAGTGCGCAGATAGTTGCGCCTCGATATCGCGCTCGGCCTTCGCCCTGGCTTCCTTATCTTCAGGTAAAAAGCGCCCGATAGCATCTCCTACTATGGATAGAAGGCTTGGTAACAGTGCATGTATCATT